GGCGTATCGGTGCCACTTACACCCAGGCTTATGAAGATGTAGAAGACTGTATAACAAAATCAGTTCCCGATGTTTGGTTTAGTTCATCCGATGAATCTGCTGGTAAAGAGTATATCCGCTATTGTGCTATGTGGGCAAAAATATTTCAGGTTGCTGCAGAAGAATTTGACGAGACGGTAATTGAAGAAGAAAAAGAAATTCGTGTTCTTGGATTAAAGTTTGCAAACGGTACCCGTATTAACGCTCTTAGCTCAAACCCTAAGGCTTTCCGGAGTAAGGGGGGTAAAGTCATCCTAGATGAGTTTGCCTTCCATAAAAATGCAAAGGAGCTTTGGGACGCTGCCTCCCCGGCAACAACCTGGGGTTATCCAATTCGAATTCTAAGCACACATAACGGAAAGCAGTGTTTATATTATAGATTGCTTCAAAATGCGGAAGAAAACGGTTGGTGGAAATATACAGTCACTATCTATGATGCTGTAAAACAAGGCCTTGCAGATAAGATTACCGGAAGGGAACTTTCGGAAGAAGAAAGAGATGCCTGGGTTGAAGCTCTCAAGCGTAAGGTTGGGGACATAAATACATGGGATCAAGAATATAGATGTCTCGCTGTAGATGAAGCTACAGCATTTTTAACTTATGAGCTTATTTCTAAGGCACAAAATAGTAGTTGTGCCAATGCTTTAACCGCTACGGTTTCCGACCTTAAAGAATGGGCGTCCCCAAAAGACAACCTTTTTCTTGGGATGGATATCGGCCGGCGAAAAGATCTTTCAGTAATTTGGGTAGCAAAAGAAGAAGCCGACTTTATACTAACTATGGGAGTTTGGATACTTGAGCGCGCTCCCTTTCACATCCAGCGTTCATTACTATTTTCAATTTTAGAAATGCCTAAACTACGAAGGGCATGTATAGACGAAACAGGAATGGGCATCCAACTTGCCGAAGAAGCTGTGTTAACTTTTGGTAAGAAAGTAGAACCTATTTGGTTTACTTCAAGAGCAAGAGAAGAGATGGCTTTTCGGCTTTTACAAAAATTCGAAGACAGACATATTGCAATTCCTAAAAATGATGATATTCGGGATGATTTGCACAGCATTCAAAAAATCACCACGTCTGCGGGACACACTCGCCTGGAACAGGTTAAGGAAGATAATAAAGTTTCCGGTCACGCTGATCGGTTCTGGGCACTGGCTTTGGCGGTTCATGCGGCCACGACCTCCCCGGAAGCTTTTCTTCCCAAATCAGGAAGAAGACGGGAATCAAATTCAATTTTAAAAGGATATTAAAGCAATGTCAAAAAGACAATTAGACAAACATATTGCCCAACTGACCTACTCCCAAGTTCAAAAGTTTCTTCCTGATCCGGATAAGGTGCTCCAAAAAGCAGGGAAAGGCTTGGAAGCCTACAGAGACTTAATGATTGATGGACATCTATTCAGTGTACGCCAACAAAGAGAATTGAAGCTACAAAGCATGCTTTGGGAACTTTATAAGGAAGATACCCCCGATCCTATTTACGAGCTTGTAAACGACTGTTTAAAGAGGATTAAAATCTACGATCTGCTTAAGTACATTATGGAAGCACGCTTCATGGGAACTTCTATAATAGAAATAATCTGGAAACAAAAAAACGGTTATTGGGTACCGTTTCAACTCGAACCTAAACCAATTGAATGGTTTAGGTTGAAAACTGATCTTTCCTGGCGAATGTATCTTCCTAATCTTGGAAGTCAAAACATTTTTGAAGACGGGGTTGAGTTACCCGATTACAAGTTCCTTATAGTACAAAATGGTGCCAATCCTTTAGAACCCTATGGGGATAAGATACTAAAAAGATGCTTTTGGCCCGTAACCTTCAAAAGGGGAGGGGTAAAGTTCTGGGCAAAGTTTACCGAAAAGTTTGGAATGGCGCAACTGATAGGGAAACTTCCGCCCGGGTCAACTGACGAAAAAATATCGACACTCCTTACGTTTCTTGAAAATATGTTTGAAGATTCTGTTGCGGTTATCCCCTCAGATGGTAGTATCGAGGCTATGAACCCAAATACCTCGGCAAATTCCGATAACTACGGAAAGTTCTTGTCATACCTTGAAAACGAGATTTCAAAAGTAGTCTTAACTGAAACTTTAACGACTCAATTAGGCGATTCCGGGAGCTATGCGGCAACCGAATCCCACGCCGGCATACTCGGCGATTTGGCAAAAACAGATGCACAATTTGTAAGCGAGGCAATAGATACCCTTATCCGTTATATAGTGGAACTTAACTTTTCTACTGTCCCGGACGACCTTCCCAAATTTGTAATGTACTTTGAAGAACAAATCGACAAGGTTTTAGCAGACAGGGATAAAGTTTTATCGGATATGGGCGTTAAATTCAAAAAGAACTATTTCGCCCGGGCTTATAATCTCCAAGAGGATGAGTTTGAAATCGAAGGAGATAATGTCCCACAACAGCCTTCAGCGTTTGCGGATGTTGCCGGCGACGGAGGTAATGAAGACCCGTTAAAAAGCCTTTCTGCCTCGCTGATCAACGCGGCTGTCTCAGCAATTGAAGAGTTTTCTTCATTTGCTGAGTTACTCGACAATCTCGATAAGTTATATTCCGCCTTGGATGCTACCAAGATCAGAGAAGCCCTTGCTAAAGAAGGTTTTGTAGCACAAATAAAAGGTTCAGCAGATGCTAACGGATGATATCTTTAATTTTAGTTTTGATTTCATCCCGGAAGAGATCATAAACTATCTAAAAGATAAAGGAGTCCAAACCACTTACAATTTGAATGAACTGTGGCAATCTGCAAACAATACCTCTTTTACTGTTGCCAAGGTACTGCAAACTGACCTCCTCGTTCAAATACAGGATAGTATTGTTAAGGCAATCGAATCAGGACAATCTATAGAGCAGTGGAAAAGGCAGATTAGACCCGAGTTGATTCAAAACGGTTGGTGGGGAAAGGTAAAAACTTCTGATATACCCGGGTTCGACCAAAACAAATACCCGAACATTGATCCAAATAAAGTAGTACAATTAGGCTCAAATAGCAGGTTAAAAACTGTTTTCTACACAAACAGGACGGTTGCATATTCGCAGGCAAGATATAAAGCCCTTATCGACAACGCAAAAAACCGCCCGTTCTGGCAGTATATCGCAGTTGAAGACTCAAGAACCAGAAAATACCACTTGTCTCTATCAGGCAAGGTATGGAGATTTGACGACCCTGTTTGGGATACTCTTTTCCCTCCAAACGATCATGGATGCAGGTGTACAGTTAGAGCCCTTTCAGAAGCTCAACTTAATGCTGAAAATCTTTCTCTTTCTTCGCCACCTTCCCAAAAAGAGTTGGATGAAAGTGTAAAACAGGAATGGGCATACAATGCCGGTGCTTCGAACCTTGGTTTAGCCGGTGCGTTTTGGGAGTCGTACAGAAACATTTCAAATGAAGTTCTCCAAGAAACAGCTCTTAAAATGATAGTCAACTCAAGCCAATGGAAAGGTATGTTAAGAGAATATGCTTCGCGAGCCCTTCACCCTCCAATTGTAAATGGAAAGCCGTACATAGATAATAATCAATTTGCGGTTGGTTTTCTGTCAGATGCTCAAATAAAGAAGATGGAATCGGTCGGTATAACACCCGAAACAGGAATCTTAAGTATTTCAGCGAAGGAAATCACTCATGCAATTAAACCGGATATAGGAAAGAGATTTTCATTAACTGTTGAAGAATTTCTGGAGGAATTGAAGGTATTTCAGAAGGAGTCATTTTTGTTTGACTCCGAAAATGACAGATTCATTTTCGTGAATCGTAAAACAAATACAAAATTCATTCTGGGTGTTAATTATCGAATTAAAAATAAAAAATACAACCAGATACTGACATTTTACAGAAAAGAAATGTATGACACAAGCAGAAAAAGTGTTGTTGTATTATAATTGCGATGCGGGAGGCCGGCATTCCCTCCATACAGAGCCTTTAGTCCGGCTACTCCGGAGACTCCACGCAAGCGAGGCCGAAAATTTCTTGCTATCACATCGCAAAACTGAAATGAATTACTTTGCAAGATAATAAATTTATTGAACTTCTCAATCGGGTGATTGATAAATTAGGCGACCTTACCCCGGTTCATCAACTTATAGCCGGTGAAATGGACGATGCAGTGCAAAGGAATTTTCGTAAAGAGCAAGCCGGCGAAGCAGGAGCTAAATGGAAATCTTTAGCAAAATCTACCTTACGAAGTCGTAAAACCAGAGGTGCAAAGATACTACAAAGGCGAGGGGCGGGCGGAGGTTTATTAGGTTCTATTACTACAAATTATAATTCTTCTTACGCAGAAATAGGAACTAATCTCGTTTATGCTCGCATCCATCAATTCGGCGGTACGATAGAACAAGCTTCCAGATCAGAAACTTTTAGAAGGAATAGATTCAAAAAAGGGGCTAAAAAAGGGAGATTTAAGAAGGGAACTACACCGGGTAGAGGAACAACCTATAAAGCCAGAGTAATTAATATTCCGGCACGCCCTTATATTATTTTTACGCCGGCAAACCATAAGATTATAATAAACG